AATCATCCTCCGCACTACAGAGCCGGTGGCGTTGAGACTATCGACTTCATCGAAGCCAAGGATCTGAATTACCGCTTGGGTAACGTAGTGAAATATGTTTCTCGTGCCGGTAAGAAGGACTCCGATCCGGTGCAGGATCTTGAGAAGGCTGCGTGGTACTTGCAGCGTGAGATCGCAGCGAGGAAGGGTGCATGATCCGTTGGCTAATAAATTTCTTTATGAGGCGCGATGAGTATCGTCGCAAAGAGTGGGGGCGGGTTCCGCCCCCCGAGTGGGCAGCTAAACGTGGTGGGAGGGATTACTGGTGAAGGACAGCGAATACATAGACAGTTTGCGAAAGGAAAACGCAAGGCTAGTGAATAAGATCATTGATATGGATGCTGACTTTGCTCATGAACGTGGGCGAGCGTTGGCCGCTGAAGTCGTCTTGTGTTTGGGTGCATTTCTACTTGGGTATGCGGTGGCAATATGGGTAGGCGTGTAGAAGTTTATACAAAGCCGACTAGGTTCAACCTGACTCTTACCTTTGAGCAGTACAAGTTTTTGCTGAAGCGTAAGGAATACGCGCAGAAGTACGGCGAGCGGGTCAAGTACAAGGATCTAGTCAAAGAGTGGGGCGTCAAGCAGTACTTTATGGCAACGGCGATGTCCCGAGGTATCAAGCAGTACGACTACTTGATTTGGAAGGAAGAGCAAAATGCCAAGCAGAATCGAGATTCCGTCGCGGGACTTCATCAAGGCCGTAGCCAAAAGGTCAAGGTTATTTATGTCCAGCCCGGATCGTATTGAGGCTGCTGAGAAGTTCTTTACCTTTGCCTACCGAGCCGGTGTGATGAACGAGGCCAAGCGACAGGAAGAAGTGATTAGGAAGTTACAGCAACAACTACGAGAGGTGAGCCATGAAGATCGTAGATGACGAGTCTCCTCCGGGGGCGTGGAAGGACGAGATGAAAGCCGCCCCTTGGGGCTACGGTCAGAGCCAACTGAAGAAGGTTCAAGAGGCATTGAATAACATTAGAAAAGCCGGGTTATGGGAGGAAGCTAAAATTTTACATATAGAAATCAGAGTCTTACAGATGGAAGTAGAGGATCTTCGGAGTTTTAAGAAGCAAGACTGATGGGTAAAATACGTACCCATGAAGATCACTTACCGACAGATTGACGCTTCAGAACCGGGGAACAAACAACTTCTGAAGATAATGCAGAAGGCTTGTCTCCCGGCAGATAGTCTGTACTTCCCCGAGGACGGGGTATGGTGGGTGGCTTACCACAAGAACGTAGCGGTCGGATTCAGTTGTCTGTCTCCGTCACGGCAGATGATTAGGTGGAGAGTTCAGTGGGCTAAACGGTATGGATATAAGTGGGCTGTGTCGGATACGACCGACAACATACCGAGTGCCAACAACTTGATCTCATGTGGATTCAGGCTCTACACCCCAAAGGTTCCGTACTCGTTCGCAAGAGCGTTGTACTGGCGTAAGAGACTTTAGGGGGTATCGTGTTCAAGGATCCAGTTGTACGTAAAGCTAAACAGAAACTCTATTCAAAAAGATATTACGAGAAGAATCGTAAGAGCATTATCAAGAAGGCCAAGACAGGTAAAGATAGGACGAGGCAAGAATGGGTAGCGTACAAGTCAAAGCAGCGGTGCAGTCACTGCCGTAAAAAACATCCGGCAATCATTGACTTTCACCACGTAATCAAAGAAGGTAAGCGATCCGTCAATTATTTAGCGGTCAAACAATCTAATGTACAAGAAGCGATCAAGGAAGCCGAAGAGAAGTGCGTCCCATTATGCTCAAACTGCCACAGAATCCTGCACTGGCATGAGACACGACGAGCCATGCGAAAACGGAGAAAGAAACGTGGCGGTTGAAGATGACATTTTGGACTTGATTCGTGCGTTACCTAACGAGATAAACGATAAGTCTACAACTACAGAGTTCAAGTTCTTAACAGTAGGTAGTGTGCTGTGGCAGTGCTACCACGAGATCAAGTACTTGAGGTCAGAATTAGAGGAAGCAAAGCGTGACGGTAGTAGTAAAACGAGAGAGGAGATGTACTGACTGCAAGCGAAATTTCGCTACGCCAGAATCATTCAGATCACACAGATATGGGTTTGGCGTATGTAGATCAGTAGAAGCCTTGGCGTTGGCGGGATTCGTCGAAACGTCGAAAGGTTGGAAGTGCAACAGAGTGCTTAAGAAGAAATGATAACCGTAGATTTCGAAACCTATTACGACAAGGAATATTCCTTGTCTAAGATGACCACGGAGGAGTACATCCGTGACGACCGCTTTGAGGTAATCGGAGTAGCCGTTGCAATAGATGACGATCCTCCGGAATGGTTTAGCGGCACACAGAAAGAAACTGCCGCATGGTTGAATCAGTTTGATTGGGCTAACTCCCTCGTACTGGCACACAACACCCAGTTCGACGGGGCGATCATGTCTTGGGTATTCAATATCAAGCCGAAGGGATGGCTAGATACGCTGTGCATGGCGAGGGCTAAACATGGCGTGGAAGCGGGGGGAAGTCTCAAGGCTCTGGCCGAACGGTACAACCTTGGAGAGAAAGGCAATGAAGTTGTTAACGCACTTGGTAAACGGCGTATTGATTTTTCTAGCGAAGATCTTGTTAAGTATTCTAATTATTGCATTAATGATGTCGTCCTTACCGCTGCTCTTTTTAATAACTTGCTTGCGGGATTTCCTAAAGGAGAACTCAAAGTAATAGATCTCACCCTGCGTATGTTCATTGAGCCTACGCTGGAATTGAATCTCCCACTACTAGAATCCCACCTTGTCTCGGTGAAGGACAAGAAAGCCAAGTTACTTGCAGCGGCACAGGCAGACCGCGATACGCTGATGAGTAATGACAAGTTTGCAGAACTGCTTACGAGTCTCGGCGTGGAACCACCGAAGAAGATAAGCGCCCGTACAAGTAAGGAAACGTGGGCGTTTGCCAAGACCGACGAAGGGTTCAAGGAACTGCTGAGCCATCCTGACCCGCGAGTACAGACTCTAGTCGGTGCAAGACTGGGTACTAAGACCACCCTTGAAGAGTCACGTACACAGCGGTTTATAGATATCGCCTTGCGGGGCAGTCTGCCAGTACCCATCAAGTACTACGCAGCACATACCGGACGGTGGGGTGGGGACGACAAGATCAACCTGCAAAACCTGCCCTCTCGTGGGGCTAACGCAGGAAGGCTGAAGGCTGCAATCACTGCGCCGAAGGGCTACGTCATCATCGACTGCGACTCTTCCCAGATCGAAGCCCGTACGGTGGCTTGGCTTGCGGGGCAGCAGGATCTAGTCGATGCGTTCGCCAAGGGTGAGGATGTATACAAGATCATGGCCTCGGCTATCTATAACGTATCTGTCGAAGAGGTTACGAAAGAGCAACGATTTGTAGGTAAGACAACGATTCTCGGAGCCGGGTACGGTATGGGGGCTGCAAAGTTTCAGATGCAGTTGAAGACGTTTGGTGTCGATACCGATATCGAAGAATGTAAACGAATCATTGATGTCTACAGAAGCACATATCCGTCTATCCCTGCATTGTGGAGGCAAGGCCAAAAATGTGTCGAATCCGTACTGACCAATAAGGCAGCGGATTTCGGCGTCGTAGATGCAGTCCTGTTTGACCCACGTGAATACGGGTTTCAGTTGCCTAGTGGATTGTGGCAGCGGTACGAAGGGCTGAAGAAGGTCGAGGACTCTGAAGGCAAGGCTCAGTACGAGTACTGGACTCGGCGTGGCGCGGTCAAGATTTACGGTGGCAAGGTTGTTGAAAACATTTGTCAGGCCGTGGCAAGATGCGTGATCGCTGAGCAAATGTTACGCATTTCGAAAAGGTACAAAGTGGTTCTCACGGTGCATGACGCTATTGCTTGTATCGCTCCCGAGGCGGAAGCCGACGAAGCGCAGAAGTACGTAGAAGACTGTATGCGGTGGCGACCTTCATGGGCAACCACCCTGCCGCTTAATTGCGAGTCAGGGATGGGTAAAAGTTACGGGGATTGTTAATGTCTGCTTCATACACATGGTCATATTCGTCGCTCGATCTATTCAACCAGTGCCCTCACAAGTACTACAGGTTGAAGGTAAAGAAAGATATCAAGGAGCCGCTCAGTGACCACCTTGTGTATGGACTGGACGTTCACAAAGCCGCCGAGGACTTCATCGGCAAGGGCACACCGATCCCC